GAAAATTATCCGCAATATCCTAAACGACGTTAGGGTGGAGTTGAGTGATGAGTTTGACCGCAACTTTGAACGGCAGGCATTCTTCAACGAGGTGTGGCAACGCAGAAGCAGCCCCACACGTCCTGGCGGTTCCATACTGATAGACACCGGCAAGTTGCGGCAGAGCATCAGCAGCCGAACCACAGAGAACAGCATCACGTTCTTCACCACGCTGCCGTATGCGGCCATACACAACGACGGAGGCGAGATAAGGGTGACGAAGAAGATGAAACGCTTCTTCTGGGCAAAATATTACGAGACTTCAGGCGCATTCGGCCGCAAAAATAACGGAGAGCGGCGCAACGACAAGCGTACCGTCCAGTTGAGCACCGAGGCCGAATTCTGGAAGTACATGGCGCTGATGAAAGAGGGCAAGAGCATCAAGATACCGCGCAGGCGTTTCCTGGGCGTGTCACCCGAAGTGGAAAAGGCCGTCCGAGACATCGTGGAGGAGAACATCACCGAATACTTTAATGTGGAATTTGAAATCAAGCGAAAATGAGAAAAGAACTTTATAACCTCCTTTGCAGGGAACTCGGAGCGATAGCGGAAATAAAGCACATCGACCTGTGGAACCGCAACGTGGAGTTCATCGAGCAGGAAGAAGGGTGGGAGAGACCTGCCGTGTTCGTGGAGTTCGGCCCGATACAGTGGAAACCGATAGTGAACGGAGTGGAATACCGTGCCGAGCCACAGATAACCCTCCACATCGTCACCGACTGGGCAGGCGCTGCCAGTGAGGGCAGTCCGTTCAAGGAAGATGCGCTGGAGGTGTTCGACCTGCCCGACAGAATCCACAGGAGGCTTGCCAACCTGGATGGCGAAACCTTCGGAGAACTTGACCTTGCGCAGAGCATCACCAACCATGACCACGAGGACATCGTGGAGACCATAGAGGTATATCAGTATGTCGCCATAAAACGGCTCTGATTTGCCCCGTATCAAACAGAAAGAGCGTTCCCGGCTGATTGCTTGGAACGCTCTTATTATGTTGTCAGAATTGAATTATAACACCGTCAGGCGGCATCGGTGAACAGCATCATGTCCGTGTAGTGCGAGCTGTAGTTCACGGTGGCGTTGAACTCCACTTTGTGACAGTTTCTGAATGGGTTGCCCACGGTCGGGTTTTTGCCCATCCATTCACAAAGCTCAATAATGGATGACTTGTTGGAAGTGAAATATATAAAGTGATGTCCGGCAAGAATGGTCAGCACATCGAGGTAGTCGGAAAGTTTCCAGTACATATTATATGTGCCAACGTCGGTGGATAGATAGGGCGGATCAACAAGGTACACAACATTCGGCATGTCTTTGTATCGGGCGAACACCTCTTTGTAGTCGCATGATACCACCGTTATACCCTCAAGATAGTCCTCGCAAGTAGGATAGTCTGATTTGCGGAGATTGTTGTATAGAGCCTCCTTCTTCATTTCGGGGATGCTCAATTTGTATTTCATGGAGAACATCAGTCCGGAAGAAATGGTGATGAAGTCAATGTACCCGACCTCTCGTTCCTCTTGCTCCAAACGAGCGAATATGCGGTCGCGCAGTTCACCACGGATGCAGCTGTGCTTGGGTATGCCCTCCGTTTCCACCATTTTGCGCAGGTCAGCCAAAAGGTGGTTGGTCTGCGGGATATGCTGTAGGCGGTTGCGGTAGCCGTCGAAGTCGTTGTATATGACTGTGGCATCCGGCTTCTGGCACTTGGTGATGTGTGACAGCAAGCCCGAACCACCGAACAAATCCACGAATACCGTGTCCTCCGGATATTGTTTTAGAACCTTGATAAACTCGCGCGCGAACATGCGCTTCTGCCCCACGAAAGGGAGCGGTGCCGATAGATACTGTTTTCTCATGCCTTACACGTTCAGTTCAAATTTCACGTTCTCGTTTCCGTTGAGCAACTGTCGTGTGTGTTCGATGTTGTTTTCGTAGATATGCACATTCGCAAGGTTCAGCGTGATGGACTTCAAAGGGAGGTCAATCTGCCGGGCCATGAGGTAGAGGTGGTAGATGTCGGCTGGCAAGCCGAGGTTCGCGTCCGAGCTGCGCTGGTAAGCAGACACCACTAATTCGTCGTTCTCAATCTGGAACTGAACGAGTGACAGACACGGTGCCTGGTTTGTCTCCGCATCGGTGGAGCCGAGGAACAGCACATAGTTCTTGCTGTTGCGCTTCTCTCGGTTGATTTTGGCGATGAGTGGCGGCAGCTTCTCAAAGTAGGTAGGGTAGGAGTTTACGAGAATGGCACCGCAGTAGTCCCACCAGTTGATGCCCACCTCGCGATACTTCTTCACATTGCGTTCACCCTGCATGAAGAGCTGCAGCTCGTTCTTTAACTTCTTTCGTGCGATGCCGTGCCCCTCGAATATGTCGAGCAGGTCAGCAGGGGAAAGCACCAACTGCTCGTTGAGAAGATAGCGTATGCTTCCCTTCTTGTTGGTCTGGTACTTGCCATGAGAAAGTACCTTCTGTAAAATTTGATGGTATTTGTTCATAACCGTTTTGAATTTGAAAACGGTGCAAAGGTAACAACGCGTGTCCCCTCGACAATGACCATACGCAAACGTTACACTGCAAGTAGATTGCAGTCAGTTTTGAAACGCCGTATAAGGCTGTACACCTTGCGCTCGCTTATGGCGTATTCTGTGGCGAGCCTTGCCACGATATATGACACCTTCTCGCCTTGTGCGGAAAGTGTGCGGTATTCCTTAAATAGGTCGATATATTGTACATCGTCCAGCCTGATTCCTGCCTTTTGGAAGTAAATCAGCAGTTCCCTGTTCAAATTCAGTATCTCTATTAGTTTCATTCTCAGAAATTTTTTGTACTTTTGCATCGTCTCACTTACATAGCGCGTTGCGCAACCAAAACAATAAAGCCATACAGTGCGAACGAGGGCATACGCCCCCGGTCGTGCGCTGTATGGCGTTTTGGTTAAAAAAGTAAGTGAGACGACTATTTTAACAGGCCGGGGGCTTTTTTATTACCCTCCCCCGAAGGGATTGTTCTTATTCTCGGTATAACTCCAAATTGAAATTATCCTTGCTCTTCCATCCGTCAGCCAGTGTGTCCTGGATATGCTGCATGGCTTTGGTATAGAAGTCCGTCAGTTCTTCGATGGTGTTGAACGTGTGATAGCATGGCACATCGTCTGTTCCGAACTTGAACGTGACCGGCAATGTCTTGCCGTCAGACTGCACAGCCAAGTCGTATGCCACCTTGTAGTTGAACTGGTTCTCGTTTGAGAGCCACACGCTCATGCCGTTCCACACGAAGCCAGAAAGTATGGTCTCGTTCGTGCGGTCGTTGAACCATTCCGACACCATGGTCTTGATGGTATCCTCAGATGGCTTTCCGTTGAATTCAGCCTCCATATAGTCGGCAGATCCATCCTCGTTGTTATGCACGTCCCATCGGACGCGCCATTTTCCTTTGACGGGGTTGGTGCATTCAAGCAGCTTTACCCCTTGTGCTCCGTTTACTCTGTTCATCATGTGAAAATGTACTTCGTTCTACCTTTGCCGAAGGTTTCCGCCTTGATGGTGGTCTCGAATGGGAAGCCGTCTGGCATTTCACTCACTTGCTGGAGAATGTTTTTCATCTCCTCGCTGTTGGTGAAAAATTTCTTTGGCTCGCCGTTCTGCTCGATGGACACGACACAGCGGTCTTCGCCCTGGCTGGTTTTGACTCCGACCTCGAAGTCTTTTACCACGATGGGCAGGTTCACCAACTCGCGGATGCTTACCACCGCACCCGCAAATCGCTTCTTGCCGTCCTCTGGCTTGTAAGCGACATTCAAATCCTTAAATGATTTCATTTTTTTGCCTGTTAATTTATAAAACAAATTTCGGCAGCAAGCGTGCTTGGCCATTCCGTAGAATGACGCAATCAGTTCTCGCCGTCTCTTTCTTGACTTGACTTTGTGTAGTTTCCTTGCATACTTCTTCTTGACGCGCTTGCGCAGTAGTGAGTATGATCCGTTGAATGTCACATACCCCAAGAAGTCGATTCCTTGCGCTGATGGGAATACCCTTTCGTTCTTCTTGATTTCAAGGTCAATTTTTTCGACTTGCTCATGTACAATGCCGTGTGCCAGCCAATTTTCTTGCTTGTTGCCACAGAGCACTCTACCGTCATCGCAATAACGGTAGAAATGGCGAATGCCGTATTTGTCCTTCAGATAATGGTCAAGGTACTCGGACAACAAGAGATTGCCAGAAGCCTGTGAGCTTCGCAACCCGAAGCTGATACCCTCCGGCAGAAGATGAAGAAAATGATCCAGGAGCGACAGCAGGATTTTGTCTTTGAATACTCTGCGGTAGCACCACATGACAAACTCAGGCTTAGTATTGTCATAGAAATGCTTGATGTCGAACTCGTAGCAGTAGCGTGTGCCTCCGGGGTCACGTTCCATGTCCAATTGCATGCACTTGCGGAGATCATGTGTGCCACGCTTCTTGATACTTGCTCCAGTCGTCCTGATAAAACGCTTATGCAGATGTTGGTCCACCACGTTCATCACGGCATACACTGCGATGCGGTCGTACATGGAAATAATCTGCAGGTGTCTTACTTTGCCATTCTCACAGATGATGCGTTCATGATAACTGCCGAGTCGAAAGGAACCGTCGGCAAGTTTTGCAGTCAGTTCTGCAATCACCTCCTCGCGGTGTGCGAGCAGATAGCGTCCTTGACGGCATTTCTTACGCTTCTTCCCACGCAGTACACGGTCAAACGCCTCCGACATATTGCCGTAGGACGTTATCTCTTGCATGATATAGCCTTCTCTGTGCATGGTCTTCTTTTTATGATGGAAGATAAGGGCCTTCCTTTCCCCGGGCCAAACTTCTTCGAATCGTTACCGACCTACCAAACTCTATTGCCCGACACTTGATGTTTCAGCTTTCCACCTTGAATACAGGTGCTTTTGCTGTGGCTCGTTTCCCTCGGCTCCACATTAGGGACACGTCCCCATCGTTGTACGCCGATTAGTTAGATTTCCAGGCGCGAGCCGACATTCGCATTCGCATTCGAGGCATCGTTATTCGCATTCGCATTCG